TAATAACACTTTCAATAACCTCTAATTTCATTGGGTTGTCGGCAGTACGCATGAACAAAGAGGTAATGCCATCGCTAAACTGATGCCACTTCTCAGATGCACCAACATGAACTATGCCTTGCATACTGGCAACCACCGGGATATACCTTGGGGTTATGCCCACAATCCTACCATCGTTTTCCTCTACCCTGTCTATGTACTTAACCTCTGAGAGATAAACACTATACGCATTGGTGGCGTAGCAATACACCTTATCCCTTCGTGTTTGCAGGTTTACTTGGCACATTTGTGGCCGCAGATCATCATTGCCAGCGAACCTGCCAGCCAAGGAAAGGTGTGAAACAAGGTCTTTAACCGGCTCGGAAAATAGCGCTGGGGCTAAGGTATAGTTAAAGGATAGTGCCGAAGAGCTGTCTTGGAGTGGCACTTGGCCTTTACCCCTGCCGCTTTTGAAGTATAGCACATCGGAGGCGGTAAGCCCTATGTCTTCGGCGCTTCCCTTATTTGCGATTGTTTCAAGGTCATAGTATGAAACATAAAAGTCATTGGGAATAGTGTCGGGGAAAGCCTCAATGTTAATCAATATCGCGGCATCTAACCCAGCGCAAGATATTGTCCTGTCTGTTACCCTCAGCCAAGAAGTTGCTGGTGCGGTGCTTTTTGCTTTTGCTACTGGCGCTAAGGCTGCCAATGCGTTTTTTAGTTGTGTTCTAGTTACTACCATTTTTTTATGTAATTGTATATTTCTTCAAAGATATTTTCCTTTTTCATATTATATGGCTTACCATCAATAATTTTATCAATGTCCTCCATTTTGTTCCCCATTAAGTTCCAGATATGCTCGTCAATAGTATCTTTTACGAGTATGGTATAGATGTTCACTGGCTTGGTCTGGCCGGCACGATACACCCTACTCACTGCCTGGGCGAAGTCAGTAGGTACAAATGCCCAATTCAAGAAGAGTACATCGGAAGCGTTTTGAAGCTCAATAGAGGTCCCTGCTGCCCTCATATTGCCAATGAATACCTTGCACCTATTATCTCCGGTAAACCTTCTAATAATGTCTCCACGCTTCTCTGTGGCAACGCTCCCATCGATATAGGCCGCCGAAGGGTATAACTTATACACCTCTTGCAAGGGGGCGGTATAACTACCAAACACCACAGCCTTTTTCCCAGCCTCAATGATATTGTCAATAGTTTCCTTAATGATTGGCACTTTGGCTAAAGATATGATTCGATTTAGGGAATGGATATTGTTTTCAAGCTGCTGCCTAGTTCTAACCTCTTCCTCGCAGATTCTTTTAATTTCAGCCTCGTACTGTTCTAGCCACTGGCCATCGCCCTTCACATTGTAAAGCACATAGTTTTTCTTTGGCATATCCCAGCAATCTTCCAGCCGATACCTTACCATAAAGTTTGCCATTTCGCGTCTAAGCTGGGGGATATTCTTTGCCCCTTTCACTTTAAAGCCATCTTTTTCCAAGAAATTAAGGTCAAACTTCAACTTGTTGGAGCCTAAAGGGTGGCCGGCAAGTTTAAGGTAAGCAAAGAAATCATCTGCCCTATTGGTGTTGGGTGTGCCAGAGGCAAAGGTAATATGGGCATCAGAGCCTTTAAGGATAGCCTTCACTGCCTTAAACCTTTGGGTTTTGGTACTCTTAATCCGTTGGCACTCGTCTAGGATAATGTGCTTTATGCCCTTGCTTCTAAGGTAATCAACACTCCTATGCAATAGGTCATAGTTGATAATGATAAACTTTTCGTTTAGGGCTTGGATAAAGTGGCGGCGCTGGGAATACACTACGGTAAACTCAAAGGAGTTAAATCCCCACTGCTCACTCAGGGAGGTTACCCAGTTGTCTTTGGCACTGGCCTCACAAACTATTAAAGTTGGGTAGAGGTTTTTGTACTTAGACTTCATGATGGTGGTAATGGTTTTGCCGGTGCCTTGGTCTAGGGCTGCTAGGGTGTGCTTGTTGGTTACGGCAAACATTAGGGTGTCTATTTGGTGGTGGCGTAGCTTCCTGCCGTTGAGGGGGAATAGGGAGTGTACCTTGGTGTCAAACATTTTGTAGAGTTTGTTGTATGCTACCTTTAGCTTTTCGGCGATTATGACGCCTTGGGGAGACTTCCAATCTATGCCTCTATCATCAAGGAGATTCTTTACCGCCTCTTTGCGGAGCGCCGAAAGGTTACCCTTCCAATAGGCTTTTCCCCCCACCACAACCTTTGTCATACCATACAGCTCTGCATAATACTCTCCCTCCCTATACTCTAGATATAGGTTCCCATTCTCCTTTAAGTGCATCATAGATTCTCTTTCAGGAAGGCGTCAAAATGCTTGTAGGATTCAAAAACATTGGCGAGTTTCTTGCTAAGTTCTTTTGCAGTCCATTTCTTTTCCAGCATAGTATCAATAGCATCTTTGAATACAGCATACATAAGGTCGGAAGCCTCGGAAGAGCCATCTGCCAACCACCTGTCCCCTTCACGCACAAACACTAAGTCAATCCCTCTGCAATACACCTCAGCGAAGCTAGAATTGTCTGTATCTACAATCACATCGCCATACGTTTCAATCGTGCCATAGCCATCGAAATTAACATATCCGGCAGAGGTAACAATCAGGCAGTCTTTACTTCCCCTTACGAGGGTGTCAAAGTCGTGCTGGTTGTGGGGGGTGGCAGAGTAAGAAACCTTGCCCATTGCGGTGTAAACGTACTCATCATCTCGATAGTCGCTTAACTTGTTGATTACAATTTTTATCATGGTTTAAAGTATTTCCTCTGTGAATTTAATCTCTACACCTTCCTCTGTGTCCCAGCCAACCTTTTCAAAGATAAGCTGAATATCCTCTCCGGCCAAGTCAACAATCCGCTCAAAGGTATCTTTGTCCATTGAGTTCATGTCTAGCTTCATTACCCTAAAGTTTGAGCCTAAAGCCCGGAAGATATGGAAGCCTACCTCGTATATCTTGGCAGTGTTTATCTGCCCTTCCTCAAAGGGTAGGCCGTTTAGGTAAACACCATCATCATCAAACGATAAGCCTTCCACTGGCAAGGAACTGCTAGAGAGTATCTCTGCCTTTTCCCTATCTATGTCAGCGAGTTTATTGGTTAAGGAAACACTTGCCTTTTTGTAGTGTTGGAGTTCTTGGTGTTGGGCTATGAGTGCCTCTTGGATTTTTACTTTGGCGTTATGCTCTTCGGCGGCCTTTAGCTTTTCGGATAGATGCCCTGCCGAAGGCTTTTCCCTTTTCTTTAACCAAGCATCAGCCTTTTCAATCTCTACCTTTAGGGTTGTGTTTTCAAGCTCTAATGCCTTAATCTTTTCCCGGTAGCCATCAATCGCCGAAAGGTTATCATTGAGCTTATCAAGCCTCTCCGCCTTGCCACTCTCAGCCCTAACATAAAGCTCAACTTCTTTCCCTACATTCTGCATCTGGGAATAAATATCCGAGGTGTCAATAGCCTTTAGCATTTCCCCCAACTCCTGACCTTTGAGCTTACCTTCGTACTCAGAAACCTTTCGGTTAACATCTGTACGATCCTCATAGGCCTTTTTCCTTTCAATATCTAACAGGTCTAATTCTTTCTTCCTACCAGACAAAGTTTTAAGAAGCTCAATTTGCTCGTTTTTCTTGCGTCTAAGGAAGTTTTCCACTACGTCAAAGGAGATAGTGCCAAGCATCTGCCGAAAGGCCTTTATACCTAACTTCTGGCCTTGGGAGTTATGCACTGTGATATTCCCTTCGGTTTTACCGGTGTTGTTAGACCATACAGCCCTTACCTTGTAGGTATCTTGCTCATCTCCCACCTCCACGATTACCTCTGCCATAGTTTCCCCTTTACGGATTACCTCTGTGGGGTGGCCTTGGCCGGAAAGGGTGGAGAGGAAGGCTTGAATGGTTGATGTCTTACCGGCACCATTGGGCGCGGTAACAATGAACGACTTGCCATCTACGTTTATCTGGGCTTCGGATATGCCCTTGTAGTTCTTAATGTGTGCGCTTTGTAGCTTCATGGTTTTTATTGTTTAGGTTGTATGATTACTCCTTGTGGATATGATAATTCACTTTCATTCACTCCTATTGGCATATTACCCCAACTTTCTTCAACAGGTAGTATTGTTGCTGAGGATAGGATTTCTTTTAAAGTAGATATTCTTCCTTCTAATGAACCTAATGTATGACTTGGTTTCATTAAATGGATATTTATTCCTTCAAGTTCAGCTATCTTAGCTTCAATCTCTTGTTTACCCTCTTGGGTTAAATAAATGCCTATCATGGTTTATTGGTTAAAGGTTTCGTTGTACTATCGTTCACCGCTGCTGCAATTGTTTGTAATATCCAAAATTCTCCGTGTTTAAAAGCCTCATTACTCTGCTCCTTCTCCATTTCTTTGGCTTGATAAAAATCAACTGCTGAAAGTTTACCATTTTCATTTAGTTGCACTTCCAACCATTCTACTGCTGTTTGCTTTGGTGTCATGGTTTTTTGGTTTTAAAGGTTTCGTTGTAGTAATGTTCTGCTTGCTTAGTAGCTTCCATTTCTAATGGGTGTATAAGTCCTGTTAAGTGTGCATCAATAATCTGCTCCTTCTCCATTTCTTTGGCTCGGCTAAGTAATCCTTCTAAAGTACTCCACGTCATTTGAATCTCGTGTTTATTACCAAATGATTCTAATATATCTTGAAGCCACTCAACCGCTGTTTGTTGTTTGTTGTTGCTCATAAGTTATTTGTTATAGGTTTCGTTGTAGTATTTTTCAGCGTCTGCCATTGGGTCATCATCATTCCAACCGTTGTTTGAATAGGCGGATTATCTGCTCCTTCTCCAGTTCTTTGGCTTGTTCGCAAAAGTTAATAGCTTTGACTAATCCAATTCTATAATCCCCTGTACGATTTGTGCCAAGTTGATTGTGGGCAGATTTTCTTATTTCTTCTTTTAGCTGGCTAATTACCAATTCTAACGCTGTTTGTTTAGATTCTAACGCACCCTTCAACCTCATATAGTTTTCAGCTCTTTGCTTAGCTTCTTCGGTAGGTTCTTCAAGTCTTTCTTGTAAAGGTTCACAATCACAAGTTATAGTATGACCACAATAACATTTAATTTGTTTAGGTTCTTCTTGTGGAATGATGATTTTGTATCTATCTTTAAATGAAACATCACCTCTTTGATGATATTTTCTAACCTCAACCCTCTCACAACTTGGATTCTTTACAAACCATTCTAAGAACTCATTGTCAATAGCTTGTACCCCTTCTGCGATTAGGTCTGGGTCTGTTGTCATTATAACTAATTTACACTCTGACAAATCAGTTAGATAATTAGGGAACTTGTTTAAAATTTGCCCTTTTTCTAATTGCCATTTACCTTTGTGTGGTCTTACATCTTTAATTTCTTCATCAGAAGTGATGTAGAGGTATTGATGCAGAACATCAGCGCCCTCTTGCTCTTTTGTAATTAAATGTACGTTTCTCATGGTTTTGTGTATTAAGGGTTAAATGTTAATGGATAGATATTCTTCGCCTTTGGGTGTTATTTCAAAATCGCCCCTACAACCGCAAGTGCAACCATTTATTAAGCCCTTTTTAATAAGCTGGCTCATTTTAGCTAAAATTAATTTCTTGGGTGCAAAAAAGATTGCTTTGTTTTCAGGCATTGAATTTCGTACAGAATACCAGCTACAAAGATTGCCTTTTGCCTTTAGCAAAAATTGCAATATTAACTCATCTGGTATATCCTTGCATTGAACGATGTTTGTCATGGTGTTTGGTATTAAAGGTTAGTAGGGTTTGACCAGTCAATGCGGTAGCTTGCGTTGTTCTGATTTTCAACCTTAAAGCCGTTCATTATAAGCCTTATAATGTCTTTTTCAGCAATCGGGTTATGTACCCAGCAGTACAATTCGCCTTGCTTGGCTTTGTCAATGCAGATGGCTTCGATTTCAGCCATTGAAATTCTTGGCTTGATGGTTGCCAAGTTGTAAAGGTGGTTTGCGTAAATCATGGTGTTTGTTGTTAATTGTTTATCTCGTTAAGTTCAATTTGCAAGCTGCTAATCATTGATGATACTCTGCCCTTGGCAAACTCAGCCTCAACAGGCATATAGCCGAGGGCAAGGCTTAACTGCTCAATGGCGAAGCGTAGCCTTTCGGCGTTTTCCCTCTCCCTAGCAACCTTAAACAACTCCTTACCACCGTACATATTTGGCAATAACATCTCTTCTAAGAAATCAACGCCACTCATTTCCAGTTCCTTACTTCATAATAAAAACTGAAACAAAGCCAGCTAACGCTAAACTCCAAATGCAACAGCACATTCATTCTCTGGAAGTAATCTACCCTCACGCATGGCAATAGGTAAAACGCATTTTTGTGGAAGTAGTAACTCATTGGTTTTCTAATTTATATTGTTTGCAAAAATCTTTAAACTCACAGTAATCGTTGCAGCGCTTGTTCTCGCCCTCAATCTTTTTTACTATCACGCCCTCTGGGTGCTTATGCTCATTCTCCAACACCCACTGCAAAGCATCGTTCTCGCGGTAAAACTCACTCGCTAAAGACCTCTTCTGCTTCTCTGGGTTGGCATTATACACCTTCCAGGCACTTGCACTCTGCCACTTCTCCTCTGGGGTGCATTGGTAAGAGTCCGGCCCTTCAAGCTCTACCTTCTGGTGCAAGGCGATCCTTTCGGTAACATACTCCTCAACCTCCTTAAAGCCCATTAGCGGGACCTCAATTTCCATTACCCTTTGGGGTGGATATACAGATGAAGATGTGGACTGTGCCTTACTTTTCTGCCAATCCCTGAACCACTTAACAAGTACCGATTGGGCAATGTCTATGTCAAGTTCCTTTTTAATCATCCACCGGTAAATGTTCTGTTGAAGGTTGTGCTGCCGAGATTCGTACTTGTTGGCATAAGACCATACCGACACCTTCTTAAAGTCAATGAGCTTCCTCTTATCAAGCTCTACCCTATCAAACTGCCCCTTTAGATGCCAGCCCAACACTTCAACTTGCATTATCTCCTCAGTGATAACATACTTGCGGTAATATGGGAAGCCGGAAGTTAACACTTCTTGCAGCCCTTCCCTAATTTCTTTTGATTTGAAATATAGGGGCATCTGCTCTCGGTTGTTGAACTGGCTGACTAGCTTGTCAAGAACTTCTATGGCTCGGTGCAAGGTTCTGGCATCGGCGTTATACACATCGGCCATTTCAAGTACATAGTGTAGTGCTGTGCCCTCAATAGCTGGGAGCATATCTACCACGTCTTTGTGTACCTTGTTGGCATATTTCTTTTTGAACTGCCGAATCTTTGGGCTGTCAATAAGACTGGTAACGCTTATATCCCCCTTGCTAATGTACGTTTCGCAATGGGCGGCTTTGAAGATTACCTCTGGGAGGTTGTGTTTGTTGGTTAGCATTGTGCAATGTTAAGTATTATTTTCACATCAAAATGTTAAAAATAGTTAAAAGAAAAGCGGCCACAACGAAGTAGGGCTGTTTCGCCTATACATTAGTTAGGCACAACCTTAAAAAAGACAGTCCAGCACATTCGAGATAGTTTCTAAATCTTTTTTATGCTTTGGATTTAGACTTGAATAAGATTTTTTTGCTTCAATTGCATAATTCACGTTTTGAATGCAAATACTTATTTCAGTTTCATTCCTGGTAAATTTGTGTTTCGAGCATTGCAATTCTTCATCAGATACTTTAAAACAACAGGTTTTTACACCTGCTATTTTAGCCCCAGTTCTTTGTATTTCAATGCCATTTGTATTAGTAACCGTATCGGAAGTTATTTCTCCAATAGTTTCAACTGATAAATATCCATTTTTAGATAAACTTTCATTCATTCCAAAAAACAAATCAATATCAGAAATAGGTCTATTAATTAATCCAACAGCATTTAAGGCAATTGATCCGCCGAAAACGGCATTTGGAGTTTGTTTAATAATCAGTGAAATTGCGTTGAATATTTCATCTGAAAGGATTTCTTTATTTTCTAAGTTTTTCATATTCTTGATTTTAAAATTTAACAAATAAAAGGCTGCGTATAACAGCGTGTTTATGCAAGCGGGCGGACAACTTGCGATTAGTAATTAAGTTCGTGCTATGCCCGCCTGACATAAACACGCAAAACGTTATTTACACCCCAAACCTACAAACTATTTCAATACACAAATGTTAATAATAGTTAAAAGAAAAGCGGCCACAACGGATAGCATTATAACGGCAACATCTTCAACATCAAGATGCTCGCAGTTTACCACTTTGTTGTCATAGTAGATAAACACTGATACCATGAGTAAAACAGCTATGGCAATCATGGCATGCAGATTATTATTGTATCTCCAACTTCATGTGGCTCGGAGGTGTATAGTTTTCCGCACTCCCCATCAATGGTTTTAACTTCATATTCTGGAATGCCCAAGGCCGCCGAAACGATAATCAATATCAACATTTTCATACGTTAAAAATTACACCGTTAACTCTCCCTATGGCAAAAATAGTCAAGGGGATAAAATAAATCTTTACGCTCAGGACAATAATCCCTGCCCAGAGCAACAGCATAAATGCCTTAGTCAATACTTTTTTCATGTCTATAATCTTCACTTGTTGGTACTTCATAACCCATTCTCTCCAGGTACAAAACGCAATCGCTAACAAAGGTTTTGAGCCTATTAAAGCTCATATCCCTCTTTCCCATTAGCACAGGGGTTTCCTCCCCAGTCAAAGGGTTATGCACATTTCTTTTTGCAAATTGAAACTTCAAAAAATCATCTGCATAGCTCTCATCTGCCGGCTCGCCCATCTCTCTCAGGAAAGCCATGCAAACTTCCAGCACAACAGCGTGGTAGTAGGCATACATAGCCTCCTTGCCCCTATTCGCGGTGGTAATAACTACCCTGCCAGTCATTTTGGGCAGGAACTTCTTAAAGTCCTCATCAACAATAATCCTCCCTTCCTTTATCGTGGCGTAGATGGTCATGCGAATTGTTTTAACTCTTGGTAAAAGCCTCTGTCAAACTCTTTGGCATTGGATATTTGCTTGTCGTAGTATAGCAAGGTAGTTCTATCTTTACCTATGAATGCCCAGACAACTTTTCTGGCAATCTTTAGGGAGGAAAGGTAAAAGTATATTGCTATTCGGGCTTTTACAAGCTCCCGGTTCTTTTTCTTCCCACGAATATCCTCCAAGGTAACATTGTAGTAGGCCAAAATATGGTCAACAGAGTTCTGGGCGGCATCCATCTGCCTTATCCTGTTCTGTATCTCCAACCCAAGCTCAATGAGTTGCAACTTATTCAATTCCGAAAGCCTTAAAGCGCTCATAAGATTGTGGATCGTGTTTTTGTATGTAGTCTAGTTTAACTCTTAAATTGTTATGCCCCTTCACCTCCTGGGCATAAGCCTCCCAGCTTTCCCATTGGTGGTGGGCAGTTCTGCCTTCCAGCTGAATGTTATTCACGTCCCAAGCAAGTTCACTCTTACCCATTTCTTGGCATCGCTTAACGCTGATTATGTGGGAACAGTCTAGCCTTTCATCTGTCCGCCCTGAGGCGTGGCAGTAATGCTCTACGCTATCCACCAGAGATTGCTTGGCTTCCTTTATCTTGGCATCAATGATGCTCTTAGACACTCTCCCTGAGCTTGTGTTGTAGTGATTCATGGAGTTCAAGGAGTTGGTGGATATTGGCAAAGTTTTCCTCTATGTACCTATTGGGTTTAAAGGAGTTGGTGTATAGGGTGTGGTAGTTAGATATGAGTTCTTTCATTCTCACAAAGTATTCCTCTGGGTGATAGTTTTTGCTTGTCTGTTCCCACCTAAACTTGTCTAGGGTTTCTTTGGCATGGAGTATCTCTCCGGCGTGTTCAACGGCGCCGTAAATCTCTTCCAAGTGCTGATAAACCAATACCATAATCGGGCCGAAAGATGCAAGCATAGCGTTCATGCTCGGCACCTGAACCAACCGGAACAAATTCATAGGGATAACAGCCTTTAGCGTGTTATTTTCAACAACTATCTTCATAGTATTGGAGCGTGAAACCCATTCATCACGTAGTGTGGATGGGAGGTAAGCGACACGCTAACGCCTTTAAAGTTAAACAAATTTAAAACTATTTTCTGATATAAGAAACTTTTAGTATTTTTGTACGTATTTATTATTGTATGAAACTCACTTTGAAAATTAAACTTTTGCCTACTGATGAACAGGCTAACTTGCTTCTCGATACGATGAAGGAAGCTAATACTGTTTGCAATGCCATTTCTGAGGTGGCTTGGGAGAAGCGTATTTTCAATAATTTTAAACTCCATCACGAAGTTTACCATTCTTACAAAGCTACATTCAAACTTTCTTCTCAAATTCTTGTACGTTGTATTGCAAAAGTTGCTGATGCCTACAAACTTGATAAGAAAACCAAGAGAGAGTTTCGTCCACTTGGAAGTATTGGTTATGACAGTAGGATTATGACCTACAAGCCGAATGATATTGTATCTCTTTGGGCTATTGGTGGTAGGATTAAAATACCTTTTGTGTGCCATAACCGAAATTATTTGCCTTACATTAAAGGTGAGGCGGATTTGGTTTACAAGAAAGGTAAATTTTACTTGTTTCAAACCGTTGATGTTCCCGAAGAAGAAGTAAAAGATATTGAAGAATTTATCGGAGTTGATATGGGGCTGTTGGAAATAGCGGCACTTAGTAATGGCAAATCTTTTAATTCTAAAAAACTTAACGATTATAGAGAAAAACGACAAAAAGTAAGGAGTTCGCTTCAAAGCAAAGGTACGAAAGGCTGTAAAAAAGTCCTGAAACGATTGTCTGGCAAAGAACGAACTACAAGTACAATTATCAATCACACAATAAGCAAACAAATTGTTCAACTTGCAAAATCCGAAGGTAAAGGAATTGCAATTGAGAATTTGAAAGGCATTAGATTTTCTGCTAACAAGAAAGGCAAAAAATTTAGAAGCAGAGTAGGAAAATGGAACTTCAATCAACTCAGAAGTTTTCTTACTTACAAGTGTTTGCTTAATGGCGTTAAATTGGTAGATGTGCCACCTGCTTATACGAGTAAGACTTGCCATAATTGTCTGCATATAGGCAATAGACAAGGCAAAAAATTTACTTGTAAAAACTGCAATTCTGTGTTTGATGCTGATGAAAATGCAGCAAAGAACATAGCATTGTTGGGGATGAATGTAAACCATCCTGAAAAGCCGAGTATGTTGTACTGTCAAGTGCATTCGTTCTTAGGTTTAAAGCCCATCCCATCGCTTTAGCGTGGGTGGGTAGTTTACATAAACTTCGTTGTAATTCCAAGTAACTTAAAAATCTTTTCGCAATCTTTGAACCGTATTGGCCGGTAGCCACCATGCAGCCGAAAGAACTTGTCGTAAGACATATCCAGCAGGTTAGCCACTTGGGCTACCTTTAGCTTCTTGGCTACCATTGCATAGCGGATAACCTCTAGGAATGGCCGGTCGGTGTGGGGAGTGTACGTGCCCCTGAACTTCACCTTAAACTCTAAGGCTATGCTCATGGCTTTGAGATACCTTACCACAAGCTTCATATCAACATCTTCACCACTTTCAATCCTTGGGCCGGAAGAACTATCAACCTCTTTCAAGGTCATGTTCCTAGCCTTGCGAAGGGCTTGTAGGTTTCGGCCTAGTGCCATACCACTTTCTGTCATAGTAGTTGGTTTACTTTTTGGATTAAACTTTCGCCGATATACTCTCGGCAAATGTCTGCGGTTTGTTGGCGGTTTAAGGCATCACTATAAGCATCAGCAGCAGCAGCATAAGCAGCATAAGCAGCAGCAGCATAAGCATCAGCAGCAGCAGCATAAGCAGCATCAGCAGCAGCACGAGAAGCAGCAGCAGCAGCGTCTAACTCTTCACGAGTAGCTTTGCCTTCGCCAAATGCAATAGCTACATTAACAGCGTTTATACTTCGCTCGTCTTTCATTAAATGCCTTATTGTATTGGCATAATGCCCTTTTGCTAATGTGCAAAGTCGCAAATCTGCATCAACTTTTTTGGCAAGCCACAGCAACCAATCCCCTTGGTGGCAGGTTGCAACTACTTCTTCAATGGGCATATCACCTGCCCATTCTCTTGCACTTTCGCAAGCGTCTAATTCGATTAAAAGTTCTTTGAATGTCATTGTGTTTGTTTTAATCGCATTCGATAAATTGAAGTCTGGATGGCGATAAGCACCCCCAGGTTCTTTTTTTTGCAGTAGTCCATGTGGCCGTACTTCTTGCCGTTGTGCTGAACATCATAGATAACAAACACATCTTCCCCTTCAAAATTCTCTAGGGCGGCCCTGGCGGCAAGGTAGTGGCCGGTTAACTCATTCGGCGAGTCGAACTCATCGGTTAGCTCTGTGCCGTTAATCGTTACGGTAATGGTTCCCATATACTGTACTCTGAGCTATCAATCTTTGGGTTGATTGCCTTAAAGCCTCGGTCATAAACCCTAGGGAACATAAAGCCCCCTTTAGAGGCTGTGGTAGCATCTACTTGGTCGATTGTAATTCTCATTTCGCCTTGCCAAGCGCTGATGACTACAACATCACCCACTTGCAGTTTTTCGCCATAAACTCTGGATCTCTTTTTATCTTTTGCCATTGGTTAAAAATTTAAAGGTTTGGAACAAAGGTATAAATTTATTCAGGGTTACCAAGTATTTGCAAAAAAATACCCCCCTATCTTTCAAGGGGGAGTATCTTACCCTTACCTGCAAACACTTATTGTTAATACTCTAATAAGTATCTTCTGTACTTAACTTATTGTCCCTCAGCATCTTAGCAGCAGTTTTCTTTGAGTTAATTCCTTTAGTGAGTGCAATGGAATCTTTTATCGAATCGGCAAGGTCGCCGAAAAGTATTTCTTGCAAGGGCACTTTAAGATACCAGCTCAGCACAATAAGTTCCGAGAGTTCAATCCTAGGGTAGTAGCCTTTCCTATCTTTCAACAAGTACCTACATATCCCTAGTTTATTCCTTTTCAGATACCTAGTGAGGAACACCGGAGGCGTGCCGCTAGTCATAAGAATAGCCCTTACATTCTCCTCTATCTTTAGGAGCATAACCTCAGCATTAAGGAGTGCATCGTACTTTAGAGGCTGTTGATTCCATTTATTCTCCCGCCATCCTCTTGCTCTATGCTTGCTAGTGTCGGCCATAGTAGTATGATTGCAATTATGTAAAGTTTAAGAAGGCAAAGAACTAACAATAACGCTAGTACCGCCGGTCTCTTTATCAACCCGTAAAGATACATCCGCACCCTTGACAAACGCCTTGACGCTTTCAGCCGAAAGCCCAAGGTTGTTAATATCCTGCCTGCCATATCTTTCAACATTAAGGTTGGGGAGTGTTACCTTGCCGGCTTGCAAGTCTATCAGCGGGGTTACCTCGTTGCTGGGTAAAATCCAATCCTGCCCACTCCTCACAATTCCCTTCGAGGCGAGGAGTCGGATCAAGAATAAGTTGCTTTCCGGGCCGGAGCCTGCAAAGATTATCCGGTAGATAGCTTCCTGAGGTGTTTCCTCCAGGCTGATTAAAACTCTTAAAGGTGTTTTCATTTTTCAAAGTATTTGCGAAGTCATTAAAATCTTTAGCTGGGTTAGCGTTAACGGTTGATTGTACTTTTATCATAACTCAATGTAATGGTTAATAAAATTCTCAGGGTTTGCCCTTCGGCGCTTATACCTTTCCCGCGCTACCTTTATTTGATTCTGGGTAAAGGTATAATTAGAAGGTGAGGTAAACAATAGGTGGATAACAATCCCAATGGCTAATGACCAAAGGGGGATAATAAGCAGCAGTATCATATCTTTCAACTAATAAGGGTTAATGGTTTGAGAATAAAGGTTTTAGGGCGTGGTAATCCTCCCTGCTTATTTCGGTGAAATCGTGGTAACCGTCAAAGGCTTCCAAGAGCTTAGAGGGGGGTGTTACGCCGTTGATAAAGGCGTACACGTTGCCTAGTTTAGAGGTTACCTGTTTGCCGGAGCGATACTGCTCAACGGCATCTAAACCAAACAGGAAATAGGTGGTGCTGATTTCAATTTTCATGGTTGAATTGTTTAAGGGTTAATAGTTTTTACAAGCAAGCCTTGCGTCTTCTAAAGTTTCCCCAAGGTATTCATGTAAGTTCAAGGAAAAATAGTATCCAGCATCATAATCCCCTGTTCCATTTGAGTAAGGTTCTTTAAGAAAAAATATCTCATCTTCAGCATGCTCAAAAGGAGGTGTATCCCAAGATAAAACTTCGTTAATCTCTCCGTTTTCGCAAACGAAAGAAGCTCCAAAACCTTGCTCTTCTTCCCATTCAAAAGTAAAGTTTGGGATAATTTTGGATAGCATCTCAAGTATGTTTAGTGAAACCGGACACCAAGCTGTGGTAAAACGATATGTGTCTCCATCCATTTCGTTGTCATAGGCGCCCCACTTGGTACCCCAATTTTGATGCGCCCATTCATACCAATTATTTTGTCCGTACTTTTTAATAAGCTCTTGGCTTTCTTCTTGTGTTATTCCAATCTCCCCATTTTCCTTTTCAAGTTGGGAAATGATTCGTGTTGGAGCGGTAGTGTTTACCAGTTCTTGTGGCATAGGCACAAGGAACTGTGGTAGCCCTACTTTTGCAATTTCTTTTAATAGTTCTGAGTCAGAACTAAGGTGGCAATAAACGTGATTAGGCATAGTTGTAAGTATTAAAGGTGGTTAATGGTTAGTGGTTAAATGTTAAGGGTTAAAGGAGCGGTATCATATTCATCTACTAAATGTGCAAAAGGGTTGATTTTAGATGGTGTTCGGTTGCCTTGATATATCCGAGTAGGAAAAAGTTAAGATGCTCGTAGCCTAGGGAGGGGCTTATACATATACCTTCCTTCGTGGCGTAGTAGTGTTTAATCTTTTTCCGCCTGTCTAGGTGGTGCCATTCGTGTACCACTAGGCCGCATTTATCGGCGGCGTTCTGGAGTGATTGCAGTTCGTTCATAGGGTTAAGGGTTAATTTAAGGTTTGAATAAAGCGCCGGAATGGGTAGCGGCGCCGAAAGATATTAAAGGTTAAAATTATCAGCAAAGGAGTAATAATCCTCCTCGGTTAGAATAATGTGGTCAAGTACTTGGCAATCAAAGAATGCTGCCATGTCTTTAATTTTCTTTGTTATGTCCTTGTCCTGTTGGCTTGGCGTAAGGTTCCCAGATGGGTGGTTGTGGGCTAAGATAACCCCATAGCACATTGTTTCGGCGATGTACTTGGCGATGATTTTAATATCAACATAGGTCCCGGCCACGCCGCCTTGGCTAATCTTTACGAAGCCTACTGTGCTGTTTGCTCGGTTGACTAGGAGCATAAAAAAGCTCTCGTAGATTCCAATATCATCGGAGTAAAACTGCCGGATAAATTCTTCTGCTGCTTTGCTAGTGGTTATCTTGACCTTTGGAAAGTCGGTTTTTGTTTTTTTGATGGTTAGTTCAGGTGTCATGGTTATTTATTTAAGGTTTGAAAAAGAGCGCCGATTTTTAGGCCGGCGCCGAAGGGGTTAATTTAATCGTTGTTAATCATTACAGGCATTAACAAAGAGGTAAGGTTAAAGAGCGAAGGCCTAGGCTCACCAAAGTAGTGGATTGTAACCTCGTCCGCCTCAATACTCTTTAGCACGTCGATAAGGAGCGCAGCATTGTACCCTATCTTAATACTTCCAGAGGCGGGAGCGGTGGCGGCAAAGTTCGTACCTCTGTCAAGGTCGGAGGCGCTTACATTCAGCCTTTCGCCCTCGCAGGTCAATACCACTAGCTTTGTATCTTTGTGCGCTGCTTTAAGGGCATTTTCTAGCAAAGGTAAAAGCGCCTTTTTGCTAAAGGTTAAGGTCGATTCGGCGCTGTCTGGATTCGGCATGATTGCTTCATACTTTGGATATATCGCATCAACCAACCATTCCCTTCCTAAAGTAACTCCAATATCTTCAAAGGTGGCGTAATCAGTATGTCCCTTAATTTGCGAATGTTTAAGAAGCTCTAGGGCTGCCTTTGATAGGATCACCCCCTCGCTCTCAAATTGTGCCTCTAGGACGCGTAAACGGTGGGCATCGGTGGCGCATATCTTACCATTAGCAAAGTAGGCGCCGTTCATTGCTGGTTTTAATTCGTTCTTGCTTAGGAATGTTTTGAGGGTGTCAAAAGCGTTAAGCGCGCTGGAGCTGATAAGTAGTTTACCCGCTTTGTCGATATTAAAGCTTTCCTCGGTGGGTGTTACGCCTGCCTTCATTCCATTCTCAAAGGTGGCGATTCCTTCCTGAATGTTTACCGGTATGCCGTTGTCCTTAATAAACGAAGCTTCAATACTTACTTTGCCAAAGGTGGCGTCCAGTTCGTAGTGAACCGGCCCTATCTTAGAGAAATAGCTTAGCACGTTACCCTCCAGGATTGCGTATGGTGCCGCCTTGCTTATAGGTAAGATCCTGAATAGTTCTTTTACCCCAAACTTTGCGGAGCGCTTAGCTCGCGGAGGGGTTGGTGGTGTTGGTGGCGTTGATGGTATAACCGGCGCGTCCTGGATAACTACCTTAGGCGCTTCGTGTACCACTACCTTGGGCGCTTCCATTGTAACACTTGCGAGGGTAATGGGTGCGGCGGTGGGTGCGGAGTAAATGATGGCCTCAAAGGTCTCCCGTTTCTTTGCTGAAGCAATCCAGCCAGGGCCTCCCTTTAAGTATGGGTTGAACTTCGCGCCGGCATCCCTGAGCGCGTCCTTTATGGGCTTAGTGTCTCCGTGAATTTTGATAGCTTTTTCGCTGTAATTTTCAATTTGAATCTGTAACATGGTTTAAAGGATTAAAGGGTTAAAGGTTTGAAAAGGAGCGCCGGTTTTTAGGCCGGCGCCGAAGGGTTAATTTATGAGAAATACAGTTTAGTGTTGCGTGTTTTAATACGCCAATTACGTTTAATCGCGGCGCGTATTTCGTTCCCATCTTTGTACACGTTGCTGCCGTCTTCATACTTTTCGCCTCTGTAACTTTCCCAAATTACAGAAGCTAAAGCTCTGCAAGCCGCCGTTCTGTACTCAGTAGGAAAATACTGCCCAGTGATATACTGAAGCTTACCGCCCTCCAAAGATAGGCGCCCTGAGGTGCTGGTGAGGTGTTTACTTAATACTTCGTCAATGTTTGCGCCGTACCGGTCTGATGCGAGTTCTAATAGCTCGTAAAAGCTGTTTCGGTCTTTAAGTGCCTCGTTGTAGTCTTGCCGGTAGTCTTTCATACTTCCATAGTTGCAAAGGTCGAAGCCTGGGCGTTGGTTAACAAAGTTTCTTAGCATTGAGGTTGCTTGTAGAGTGTTCATGGTGTTAATGGTTAAATGGTTCATAATTGATAAAGGGTTAAAGGGTTAAAGGGTTAAAGGTTTAAATGTTATCGGATTTTTCAGTCGCGCCGAAGGGCATTACCTAAATTAGCGGCCAAAACAATACTAAGTAAAGCAAGACAAGCACTCATAAAGAGTAAAAACCAATCTTCCTTCATTACCGCCCAATAAAGCACCTGGAGAAAAAGTCCAAGGGCACCGGCAAAAAATAAAACGTAAATAAGCTGCTGAACTTTGCGGTTTAAGAAAGATAAAAGGATCAAAAGCATGGTTTTTGGTATTAAGGGGTTTGAATGAATGAAAAAAGATAGGCACCTGGGCGGAGTAGATATTCAGAGTACACGAGCTTGAAGCCTGCAACCTCTATTATTTTGCTGTCATCCCCAAAGTTCACCGGCCAAGAGCTTTGTAAATATGCTCTCTCGCAGCCTGGGCATACTTTGTTAATTACTTTGGCAAAAATCCTATTTGCTTTCTCGTTTTTGTCCTTGGAAATGTAGTTCCAAGTTTTCGGTATTGGTTTGTCGCCTGTGGTGTAGGTTTTCATGTGTTTTTGTATTAAAGGGTTAAAGGTTGCGCGTTAACAGAGCCGCGCCCCTCTGGGATTAATTTAGATATACTCAAAGTTAAAGGTCCGCACCGTTTTGGTTTGCTTGTCGGGGCTTGTTGCTGTATCTTTTACAACTTTGTACCCATAACAAGTGTAAGAGCGCTGCTGAGAAACTGATCCGCCTAGGCGCCTAAAGAACGAAGCGGAATCGATGATATTCGTGTACTGCTTCTCGCTTATTTCTTTGGTCTCCGTTTCGCGTAAAAGATACGTCGTTTTTGTGTTTGGGTTTTTGTCGAAGCTTTCTGTTTTTAACGTGATTTTTAACATGGTTTTTGGTATTAAGGGTTAAACAAGATTAACAGCGGCAGCCACTCCGTCCGGATTGCAGCCTGCATAAAGCATGGCGATGGCTATTGTTTTTTTGTACTTTGGCTGATAAGATAAGATTCCCATGTAGTCCCCATAATAGTTTTTAGTTGTTTGGGGGGCGGCATGAATAGCGTCAAGGGCTGGAGCCAAGTCTTCCGCTAATTTTTTAATAACGTCCTGCAATTCAGGGCTTAGATTGTTGATAAAACTTTGAGCTTTTGTCATGGTTTTTGGTATTAAGGGTTAAAGGTTTCTGAATTATTGTAAGGCGCCGAAAGGCTTAAATGTAAGATACATTCCCGTACCGGTCATATTTATACTTAATAGTAACGCCTAGGGAATCAGTAAGCGATACAACCCGATCCTTTTTATCGTAAACTCTATTGCTAAAGTAACCGGTTGAAGCTTCAAAGCGGGTGCAATTACCGCGCTCATCGTATTGCCAATTAAAGGTGATGCCGTCAACTGTTTGTTGGATGCGCCTGCCGTTTGCGTTTCTAATTGTGGTCATGGTTTTAGGCTTAAATGTTAACAGCTTTAGAAAAGTCAGGGGCAACCCGCATATCTAATACAGCTATGCGCAGGCGGTCAATGTTATTTTTCTCAGCATAAGCAATACCCGCCCTCTCAAGCTCATCTAGATTAGTATATCCCCTGCACTCAAATAGAATGTCTTCCTTGTAATCAGGTTCACCCGCTTTAGTAACGTAAAGCAACGTTGTGGTTTGGGAATGTTGCGGTAAAATTTGCCGCGTGATTTTGATTTTTGCGTTCATGGTTTTTGATTTTGATTATTGAACAAGACAAACCTACAAACGTTTTTTTTAAAAAACAATACCCCGCAAGAAATAAAAGCAAAAAAAATGCATCTTTTTTTAATCTTTTTTTAAAAGCCCTTTATTTGCAAGGCATACAGAACGAGAATAATTTTTGAAAAGTGTACATTTTTTAAGGGTTGGAAGGTATAAAGGTAGGGGTTGGGGGAGTGTAGGATAAAGAAAAAGTGAACCGTTGACCATACTCAGGCATCAAAATAGGTGCAAAATTGCCAACCGTTGCGCACCTGAATGAAGCTAATGGAGTTTTTTGAGAGTAGGTATGCATCTAAATAACATTTGCGAAACGAACAAAAGGGAAATGTTATTGCGTAAAGATACACCCGCGTCCAGGTATGCGCCCAGGTGTGCGCGTGTGTGTGCGTGTGCGTGCGTGCGCGTAAAACTTTTCGCGTATGGATCAGGGCGTGGCAGGTGCGTTTCGTTTCGCGTTTCTTTTCGCGCGTATGTGCGTGCGTGGGGGTGCGTGCGCGTATAGGTGCGCGCGTGGGGTGGGGTGGGGTGCAAGGCCGCCGGTACTTTTGGGCGCGGGCGCATCGGCTGGCTTCTACATATACACCGGGAACACAAAGGGATAAGCTGTTTACCTTTACCACAACCCCAAGGCTCTTTACCACACCCCTTTACCACGAACCCAAGGGGATAAGCTGTTTACCACAACCCCTTTACCACACCCCTTTACCACTTCCCAAGGCTTCTTTACTTCCCCAAGGCTGTTTGGCGTACATGGGGGCTGTTTGCTTCTCTCTGGGTTACCTTGTTGGTAGTTGTCTATTGGGTTACCTTTTCTCTTGGTTACCTTATTGGGTTCTCTTTGGTTGGGGGGGGTGGGGTTGTGG